GGTGGCTCGAATCTCTTCACAAAACCAGTTGTTATTCATTCCATTGACTTCATCAATCAAGATGAAACCCGGTTCAGCATAGTCATAAGTGGACTCCATAATCAGATTCCACAGGTTACGAGCATTCACCGTCCGGTAAACTTGACCCTGCTCATTGAGTGGGAAGATGAGATTCCACGGTTGATCCTCCTTGACCGCCTTCATAAACTCGTTAGTGATGAGTAACGAGAGATTGAATTGCCGCAACCGACCATCTTCTCGCTTGGCCTTGATAAACTCAATCACGTCAGGATGACGAATATCGAAGGTTGCCATCTGTGCGCCCCTTCTACCACCCGCACTCGATACCGTCGCACACATCTTGTCGTAAATATCCATGAACGAGAGTGGGCCTGACGTGTAGGCTCCTGCTCCAGCCACATACGCGCCCTTAGGTCGAAGCGTGCTGAACTCGTAGCCGATACCGCAACCGGATTTGAGCGTCATTCCAGCATCGTGTAAGACACTCAGAATGGAGTCCATCGAATCATGGATTTTTCCAGACACGGTGCAGTTGATCAATGAAGTATTCGACTTGTACTGACTCGCACCAGCATTGGAGAGAATCCGACCGGCAGGAATCGCACCACTCATCATTGCGCCTAGGAACTGTTCATACCAATACTCTTGACGAGTCGGCTCCACTTCGGCCAGTGCCTTCGCCACTCGAATCAAGGTGTCTTCGATATTGTGGTCTATCGGTAATCCATTGCTGTCCTTCAGTCGATACTTGCTATCCCAAATATCATAGGAGGCTGGTTGTAACTCGATCTGGTTGTTCTTCATCAGAATCCCGGTGGACACGACTGGACTAAAGAGAAGGTTATTGATTCTAATTGCATTTTGACGATCCGCAACTCAAACAGGTCGCGCAACCGTCCATTAACACAACAGAAACTCCAAGACAATTATCACAAATAATAGTACCACTATGGTTATCATTGGTTTTACCTTTCAATTTCTCGTCAAGCATTGCAACTGCCATATTCTGTAAACTATCATCTTTCGCATATAACCCAAGCGAAGTAAGATGAGTCTCAAGAATAGAACCGATAGCAGAAACTAATGATGGTGTGTATTTCCCCTTAGAAAAGCTACCTCCGCGTGGGTCGTGGACTGACTTCAATTCATCAATCAGGAAGTTGATTTCACCGCCCTTGCGAAACACCGCACTCATCACACGAGTCAGAGCAATCACCCACTGGAAGTGAGACATATCCTTGCTATTGATGAACACTTCAAAAGGGAGAAGTTGTCCATTCACTTCACAGTTATTGATGGTGATGTACAGTGCGCTTTCCGAGAGTGGAGTCTTGAGTTTATAGGTTCGCCCACTCAACTCTTCGGGACGCTCTACTCGCTCATTAAATACGACTTTTACTTCAGGTTGTTCCTTGACTACGGAATAACCCACTATCTTGCGTTCAATCTTAGTCATACGCCGCACATTCCTTCACACTCGTTGCCAAACATATCAGATTGATTCTCGTTTGGATTGAAGTCAACTTCATCAATCCATTTCATGCTGCGATGGAGTCTAACTTCTCCAGTGAATCCAACAGCTTCTTTAGTGATTTGCATTCTCTTCTCAAACTCAACTGCGATTTGAAAGTCGTCAGGCTCTTCAGTCTTCAATCGCAACCATTCTCTATCGTGCATATAGGGACATAAGACACAGGCGCTACGGGGTGGGGTCGGGTATCCGCGTTCCTTCATCCAATTCAAACACTGATACCGCTTCATTTCGAGTTCAATCAGCGGCCAGCGATTATCTACATACTCATTACGCGACGGCTTCATTCTGTGCGCTTCATCGAGACTAATCCCAATCCATTGCACGACTTGTTGTTTCTTATAATTCTTCTTATAGAAACTCTGAATCGGATTGATTTTGAAGTCGGTCGTACATTGCCGCATCATGGGAGTGGGTTTGCCGGAATCTCCTATTCCGTAGATGGGCGGCTGGCCGCCCGACCAGTGGCTTCCTGTCTTTGAAGTCCGAACTGTGGTAGCAACGACTCCTAAGTTTCCTTTGGTGACTCGATGAATGGGAAATGGCAGTTGAGTCTCTAACCAATCCAACCACTGATAAACTGATTGTGGCTCAACTTGAGTGTCGGCAAAGACTGCACATTCAGGCATTGGCGTAATCTCGCCACATGCCGCCATGAGTGCAATCGTACTGCTCTGAACTCCAGCACCAAGACTAATGATGTGTATTGCATTATCCACGTTTAACCCCTTGTTCTACCATACGTTTAGTATAACACTATTCAGTAGACATGTCAACCATTTACAATGTTTTTTATTTGACGAGCACATAATCCATATTGTTTAGATAACTCGTCAATGTTTCTCCCATTGAAGGCCGCAATAATCTCCTTATCGCGTTGTGAAGTCGCGAATCGTTTGGAGACATAGAGGTACTCACCACCAAACTCTTTCACTAATCCCATGCCAAACTGACGAGCCGATTGTTGGTCAATTCCGAAGTGTTGTTGAGTGAAGCCGATTAACTCGTCCAAGTCATTGTGAATTGACATTGAATAAATCCTCTTGGGTGACTCGACTCGATGAACGCACTAATCGATCATTCACTCGATCATAATCGTACCACTCATCCTGAATACAGATGCGATTGTAGTCACTCACGATACCGTAGACGGGATGACGAGAAACCTGCTCGATGGACTCAATCTCGTTCATGGATCATTATGAACGAAAACCAAGAGACTTGGCAACTTCATTACCAAGGAGATAATTGCCAAGCATGGTCATTACTTTCTCATTGGTTTTTTTATTACTTCCTAAGAAAGGTCTTGGTGGGATGTCTCCCCACGGAATCGCGCCTAATCCAGTCGTCATTCCGCCAGCTTCAAAAGAACCTTTCTCTGCTCCGAAGTGTACTGTTGTTGCGTAAGGAGTATCTGCAATCACATAAACAGTATTTCCAGAAACACGATACTTAATTTTACTTCTCAAGTCTCCAGTCCAAACCAATCGCTTATTTTGGCCTTCGATAGCCGGTTTGCGAACTGTCTTGTAACCAATTGATCGACTAAAAGTACCACCACCACCTTGTTTCATAAAAGTCTTTCTTCCAAGAGACTTTTTGATTCCATTCTCTTTTAATCTTTGAGTGAGCGCAGTATTGTGAGGCCATACCCTTCCTTGTGGCGTTGTTTGTGACGAAATACGAAGTTTTGTACTCTCAACATAAACTTCACCAATATCGTCTAATACCGGCTTCAAAAAATCGAGTCGTTTACGCAATTTTCCAATCGCGCTACTGATCTCTTTTTCACCATAAATAGTGGTTAGAAAGTTAATGAAACCTTGAGTAGCCATGAGCAATCACCTTAGCTATATTCGATAAGCATAATTCACGAAATACACTCTCCTAGTAATTCTTAGGATTATCAGTGACAGAACGATCCTTCACCGCCGGTTGCTTCTGACCATTCCCTTCCGTGTTGTTCTTCTCACCAGCAGGGTCAGGAGTCTTCGATTCACTATCCTCATTCGGATCGTTCGGGTCGTTGGGATCAACTTCACCAGCAGAAGTAACAACACCTTCTTCAATATCCTTGTCGGTATAATCGAAGTTGCGGAGATAGTAGTCCTTCGTCAACTGCAATCCACTAATCTTCAGCACCGGAGCCAGAATCGCATCCCGTTGAGCGCGACTCGTCTCCAAGCCACTGTCATCACTCATCACAAACTTCGGAATATCCTTGATGCCGTTAATCGCACAGAGATTGTTGACGAGTTGCTGACCGGTTGCCATCACCTTCCGCATATCGGCACGACGCTTGTCATTCCGCACTTCGTTGTGAATCGCGGCGACGGCATAACTTCCGTTACTGCCTACATCAGAAGTCAGGGTTTGACCGAGAATCAGCTTCTGAACGCGACGGAGAATGGCTTGCTCCAGACGGTCGAACTCGCCGGGAGTGGAAGCAGTAATCGTTTCGATCTTGTCATCGCCACCCACCGACTCCCACGCAACGGTGCTGCGTACTCCTTGGGCCTGCATCGCTTCAACGAAGGTCTTGTAGTCTCGAACTGCACCGAGGATGATGGGTTCGCCAAAGGTCTCAAGGAAGGACAGCCACATACTCCACGCCTCCCTTCGCCACGTCACCGGAAACCAGAGACGACTCAAAAGAGCCTCACCGTATGGGTTCCGATAACTACCGTTGCTCACCGTGAGTAGGAACTTCAGAGGATCACACTCCAAACCTTCCGTGCCACCACTACCGTCATCAGGAAAGTAACGAAGTGTTCCGTCCTGCATTGGACTAAACCACTGCATCGGTTTAAGCGAGATACGATCAATACCAATCCCCTTCTCAATCGGCTTGTAGACCGTCTCTAGTACGCTGTAGCCGTAGAAGACGGCATCCAGCACACCACGCTTCAGTGACTCGACATGAGGCTCTATGGCCGCCGTGATGAACTTCCCGACTCGTGTTGTACTCGGTTCCAAGCGCCAAGGAGTTGCAACTACGGCTTCACGACGAGTATCTACAGCTTGTGCAACTTCATCGTCCAGCTCTAATTGACGAAGTTGATAGCGTTT